CTGTCTATATCATCCAGCGTCCAGCCATACTCGGAGGCCAGCAGGTCTACCGTTTCCGCGTCGTACCAGCCCGCCGCGAAGTCGCGGTCGCTGGAGGAGCGCTCGTCGTCTGCTGAACTGCTCCCGCTTGCGCCAGATTCATCAGCGGACCGATCAGCTTCTTGATGCCGAAAAAATGCACATCCACGAACGCCTCCACCAGCGCCTCAATCTCGCTCGGGTACGCGTTGTCGATGTCCTCTTCCGTCAGCCCCGGAAAGACTTCGGGCAGCTTCTTGTACAGAAGATCGTTCACGTTGGTCTCAAGGATCTTTGAAATGTCGATGTTGGCCAGATTACCCCCCGAACCCGGGAAGAGGTCCGCGACCAGCTGCTTAAGTTCGCCGATTCGGCGCTCCTGCACGTCTACGGTCTTGCTGGCTATGGTTACTGACTTGTTACGCATAACTTACCTCCTAGAGTCTCGGGTACAGTGCCCCGACACCGGTCCACTCGATGGACTGCTGCACTATCTCGCCAACGTTAGTCTCGATGCCAACGCCGTTGATGAGAGCGTAGCCCTCGAAGCACTTCTGGCTGGGTCCCGCGTCGACGAAGAGCTTCAGGATGACTATCTCGCCGAGGCTGTCGAAGAACCGCCGGTCACCCCAGTAAGCCTCAGCGGAGCCTGACCATCCAAGCAGCCCTCTAACGAACTCTTTGCGGCCGCCGCTCTCGAATGTGGTAGCGTCGAGGTCATCCCCATCTAGGTCGATCGACCAGTTGAAGAATCCCCCGGCCTGCGTGAGGGTCAACGCGGAACCCGACACTGTCACGACCGCCTCGACATCTTGCGCCTCGTCGAACACGACGAAGCCGCCCGCTCCCTCCAACGTGAAGCCAGTGGCGACGATGTCACCGTCGACCTTGACCGTCACGGGCTCATCGGGAGCCCAGTACCGGAACGCCGGGTCTGTGACCTGGTAGCGTTTTCGCTCCGCGTCCGGAGTCGTGGGCTTATCAACAAAAGGAACAGGGGCGGTTTCTCTGTCCGAGACGTAGACCGCCCCTACCTTACCTGCTACAGCCATTTATCCCGCCTCCCTAGGTCGGCAGCGTTAGTTCGCCGGTGCCCTGGAAGTCGCACGAGAAGCTCGCCTTGTCGTCCACAGGAACTTCGATGCTGGGCTTGACATAGGCCGACCCCGCGAACGTCACGCCCGCCGAGACCTGGAACGTAAGCTCCACGGGCGTGCCATTGGCCCATGCGTTAAGCAGTGCCTTCTGCCCGTTAGTGTCGTCGGCCTTGAGGTTGCCTTCAAAACTACCCGACCACTCGGTCAGCCCGGCCAGGAACTCCTTCTTGCCAGCCGAGTCAAAACTGGTCACGTCGATGTCGTCGGCGCCGAGGTCTAGAGACCAACTGTTGATCTCCGCGACCGTGTTGGCACCGATCTTCACCTGTCCGCCTTTTCCGGTGACTGCCACTTAAATCACCTCTCCTTGAGAATCGAAAAATTCGCCACAAACTCCGACCTGTTGTTTGCATCAAGTCCCAGCGATTCAGGGCTACCATTGGCTCGAATTAAGAGATACCGAGTACCGTTGATGACCACTTCCGAGAGGCCATGCAGGATGTCGACGATCTGACCGATCTTGGCTCTTCCGGCCGGGTATGATGTGTCACGAACCCGAACTTGCAGCCCCGGCCGCTCCAAACCCGGGTCATCGTCGCCCATCACCAGCTCTATCGGCTCACCGGCGTACTCGAAGAGCGCCACCAAATTGTCGGGAGTGTCGGGCATGAAGCCCTTGTAGACGCCGGAGATACCTTGCTGTTGTAGGTATGATGCTATGTCGTCAAGGAGCAACCGGCCTCACCTCCTACTCGGCATCCCTGAGCGCCTTTTTTACCCTCAGCCTGACCAGCTTCATAACCTTAGCCTTGAGCCTGTTGAAAGGGTCTTCCAGATACTTGGCCTTGCGCCCGGGCGTTGAGAGTGGGTTGCGGGGGTCTGGGTGCCGCAAGGTTAGGTCTTCATGTTGGCGGACCGCATATGGCGTGTTGTAGGAAATGTAGACTGCGTCCTCTCTTGAGGCGTCCGTGACCGCTGCCGACCTGGCCAGGGTGCCCGTTGCGTGAGGGACCTCCTTGAGGCTCTCTGTGAGAATGGCCTCGGCGCCGTCGTGGAGGGCCTTCATGCCAACTTCCGTTGCCAGCCTCTTTGCAGCCCTTGCGTCGAACCATGTCCTCTTTCTGGCCACCTACACCGCCGCCTCTCGAAACCACACAGTACCGTCCAGCCCTACGGCTTCCGAGACTGCTATCACCGGCCAGTCGCGGCCACCGTACTCGAGGACGTCGCCTGGATTCACCTCGGCCAAGCAGAATACCCGAGCCTCGGAAACAACCTCGACACCCTCTCGGTTGCGGACTAGGCGACGCTTAGCCTCCCACCGGACCTTGATCTCCGTAGGCGACCCGGGCTGCGGAGGGTAGCCGTCCGAGGAGGTCATCTTCTTCCACTTGGCGGTTTGGTTGAGGTAGGCTGAGATCACGTTCATCCCTCACTTGTTTGCTCGCCAAACCGTTTCCGTTTTCGCTCTAGGTATCTAGTGGCATCCCGATACATCCACTTAGCAAGAGCTGTACACTGATCCATAGTCTGAAAAGCAACCACATATCTGCTGCTATGCGGACAGCGATACACATTGCCTCCCTGAATTCCTGCGTCTCGCCTGGTTCCTTCCAAGATGTCGTGACACAATCGCTCTGAACCCACAATGGTAACCCGAAGGTGCCCTCGGCACATATTTACACTGCCATCGCCGTCAAAGTAGCCACGGACATAGTGCGGAAACAATGAACCAGAGCGAATAAGCGCAGGATCGTCTAAGCGTGATTTCTTGGGACGGATACCAAGAGATTGCAGGGATTCGGCAAGTACTGGAGACCGTAACCGGACTCCCCTTCGAGCGCCCCACTCTTCAACAAACGCTAAGTCGCCTCCGATATCGAGCACAAACTGCTCAATCAAGCGAGAATCCTCTTTCTTGATCCGGAGATCCAGACACATAATCCTGCCACGAGACGAATCAAACACCAGGCTGCCGTCAGCATGGATAAACCCCAGCCAATACGCCTTCTCCGGAGAGTCAACCGTTTCGAAGTACCTCTCGTTGAAGAAGTGTTTTCTGTTCGCCTGACCATTCCGGCGTCCTGTGAAGCGTCCTGCCTTCTTGTTGTTAGCTGCGCAAACCACCCTTATATGCTCTCTACTCTTCCTCAGCCCCAATTGTCCTGCCTTGTAAATAATGGCAGGCTCGGTTCTGCCAAGCATTGCCGCTAGCGAAGCGTTCGAGGTGTTCGAGTAAAGCCGAACCAGCTTCTGAACCTGTTCCGGGGACCACTTTTCAGCCATGAAATCACCCCAGAACAGTATACCATGTTTTGTCGGGGCGGTGCAAACCTAAACGATCCTCACCGCCCCGAGGAGCCACGGCCTAAGCAATTCCCTGGCTTCCTCGCTAATCAGCCCCCTACCCCTCGCGCCGGCCACATAGGTCTCCGACAGCCCGCCCACGCTGAGCGACTGCACGCCTTCTTGTTGCAGCCTGCGCCGCTGGCTGTTGCCTCTCTCGAGGAGAGCCAACGCCTCCTCGCAGCAAGCGTCCTTCACGGCTTGCGGCACCTCGGCATCAGGGTACCGCGGGAACTGGTTGGCCTGGTCGTAAGTGTTCTTAACGCCCTTGAGAGGAGTCCGGTCTATCGCCCGAGTCGCCATGTCCAGAGCCTTTCCCTTGTCGCAAGTGGAGGCTTGCGTCCAGGCTTCAGCGTGGAGACGAGACTCAAAGTACGTGTTCGCCTCCTCCAGCGTCACGTAGACCATCGGCACTCACTCCTTGTCGCCTGGCTTCGCCGCCTCGCTCTTGGCCTCCGCCTGCTCAGCGTTAGCCTCGGCTTTCTTAACCTTTTTCACCTTTTCCGCCTCGTCAATCTCGACACGGTATCCCTTGCGCCTGAACCAATCAATCAGGTGCGGGTCGTTCGTTTCGCCGACGCCCCGCACAAAAGAGACACCGGCAGAGACGCCCGTGTAGTTCTTGTTGGGAGCGTAAATCTTGGCCATTACTCAAACCTCCCAAAGCGTAGGGCCCGGACCATCGCAGCCCGGGCCCTTACTTCCCGGCTTACTTACTGCACTTTGATGTTGCGGAACACGGCCGCGGCCTTGGTGGCTTTGAGCACAACCGCAACCGGTCCCATCTCGACTTCGCCTTTCTTCACGGCGCCAGAGGTCGTGAAGTCAGGCAGCCAAGTCCGCACGAGCTGGTTTCCGACCGTGGTAACGCCGTGGAAGCCGTCCAGGCCGATCCTAATGGCGTACAAATCAGTCAAACCGCTCACGTTCTGGCTGCCAATGTCGCGGGTCTCGATGGGGATGATCGGGTCGTTCGACCCGGCCTTCGCGCCGAGGTCCACGAACACGATGCCGCCGTAGGTCTCACGGACCACCGGCCGTCCGTCCTGGCCGACGAGGCCCTCGACGGGGTCGCGGGTGTACATGCCGGCCCGGCGCACAATCGCCCGGATCTTGGCGATGCTCTTGGCGTTGCCCATAATCAGCGTCGGGGTCCCGTCGAGCAGCGACAGGAACTCGTCGAGCACGTCGAGCGCCTTAAACGCGGCACGCTGGTCAGTGTCAAGGTCGGTCCAGTTGGTGACCTCATTCGCCCGGAACTCGGTCGTGGTGCCAGTCAGGGCCTCGTCCAGTCCGTCGAAGGCGTTGGCATTGACACCCGTGTCACCGTTTACAACCGCATCTTGGAACGTAGTCCGGGTGGCCTTGATCTTCTGGGCCAAATTCAGGGCCACCGCGCCGGAGGCCGCGGGACCAACCTGAGCCAACACCCGATCGATCTCGAACGAGCCGCCGAGGACTTTGAGATCAACCGTGAAGTGTTGGGTCTCGACTTCGGACGGCGTGTACTCGCTGTTGTACGCGCGGAACGCCGCCGTGGGCTGGGTGCCCAGCCGGCGATAGCCGTAGGTCAGGGTCGCTCCGCCACCGCTGGGGTTGACCGCGTCATCGAAGACTAGGGAGTCGAGCAAGACCGACTCTTTGCGAAACTCATCGATCACCGCAACGTCCAGGTCAGTCTGGGCGTTGCGCCTGGCTTCTACAAGGGTCACAGGCATGGCTCATTCCTCACTTCTTTCGGTAGTGTTGATCCACCGCCTCGAACAAGTTTGCAGGTTTCTTGTCGTCACGTCCGGCGCCAGGCGGGTTGGTGCCGGAGCCAATCGGACCGCTCTGCTTCTTGAGCCACGGCTTGGCCTGCAGGAGAGCCTCCAGGGCCTCCTTGACTCCCTCGACCTTACCCTCCTCGGTCACCTGGACCTTGGAGAGGTCGGCGAGTGCCATGGCCGCATCGGAATCCACGATGCCGAGTTCGTTAGCGAGCACCTTGACCTCGGCCTTGATGAGGAGCACCTTCGCGTCCTTCATGGCTTTCTCGATAGCGGTCTGCTGAGCGGTCTTGTGCGCCGTGAGCGCCTGGCTCACGTCCTTGATGTCGTCGTCGGGCTTCAGGCCCAGGAACTCTTTGAGCGCCTTCTCGTAGGCGCGGAGCTGCGTCCGATACCCGGCGGATTCGGTCCGAAGGCTTTGGACGTACTCCTCGGTGAAGGTTCGACCGGCAGGTGGGTTAGGTGGATTGCCTGGGGGCGGATTCTCCTTCCGCGAACAACTGCAGGTCAATGAATCTGTCTACAACGTCTCTGAGCTCCTGGCTCATTGTGATTCCTCCTTGGGCTCCTGGCCCGGGGTGTGATTATGGAATGCCCTTGTAAGGGCCACGAGATCGACAAAGTCACGAGTTGTTGTAGCGCCCTGCTCTTCTAAGGTTGACAACGGCTTCAGCGATGCTCTCAATGGCCGCCTCTAGCAAGTCCTTGCCAGTATCATCCGACGGCTTCCCAAGCAAAGCGAAATACAGATGAACTAACTCGTGGACAAGGTCTATTTCCATGTCCTGCGGCATCATGGCGTTCGTCGGGTAGTATTCAGGCGCGACGATGAGTATGTTAGCAACTCGTAAAGTCGTGTTGTACGTTACGTAAGCTCCATCATCTGCCTGCTCCGGATCCGGACGACCGATCTTGACGCGCACCCTCCAATCTTGTAGCCTCAAAATCCTCTGGTACTCGGCGCATAGTTGCCGCAACTCGTCCTCTGTCAGGATGACTTCTTGCATGTTGGCCTCCTTAATCACCGAGGAATGACAACACCCCTGGCGAACACTACTAGGGGTGTCGCTGTGGACAAGGACAAAACCACCGATTACATAGACCCAAACTGGACCATTCACAACGACCGCCAGTCTGTGACGGTCGGTATCAACACGCGCCTGTGGCTGTGCCGGAAGCAGGGGCTTCGGCCTACGCTCATCCGGCTGGGCCGCGAGCACACGAGGCTTTTCTGGCTTGAACGCGGCGTACCGTACATACCCAACCGGCCCACGCCGACAATTTCGGGCGACGTCGCTTGGGACGACGAGCAGCGATGCTGGCTTTACGGCAGTCTGCGCGTGCCAATGGCGTTCAACGATGCAAAGGTCGTCGGCATCGCGGTCGAGGCGGAGCCAAGCCCGTCGTAACGCGAGGCTAGGTTCGGTGTCTCCCGCTCTACGCCAACTCCCTCTCTAACTCCGCGATCTCCGTGTCCAGGTCGATGTATATCGAGTAGGTATGCCTGCAATTCGGATGGAACAACCCTGCCACCTTGGCTTCCTCCAGCGTCGGATAACCGGGCGTCCGTCCAGTGAGACTCAGGATCCGCCCCTCCCACGGCGCGCACTTGTCGCAAGGCCTGTAGTGCTTGCTGACCTGTACGAGGTCATAGCCGTGTTCGATGAGCCGATTCTTGGTACCCTCCAAATGGCACTCCATGGTCGTGGTTCTCGCCACCATCTGCGAGTAGGTCCGCATGTTCCATTGGCGGTCCAGCTTGTCGCGAAACCCAGTGACGCCCTGCTCGGCGAGTTGGTTACGGTAGTTCCTGGCGACCTGTTCCCAAGTCCGGTACCCCGCCACCGAGCCCCTGACGTTCTCCAGCGCCAGGGACCTGTAGATGTCGTCGACTCGTCGGCCAACAGTGAGCACCACGTCGTCGAACCTGTTGTACGCCGCCTCGGCTAATACCTTGACCGCTTGCTGGTGGATCGCCCCGAACCCCGATATGGCTTTGCCAACACCCGCCGCCTTGAGCTGAACGTCGACGCCCTGGGCGCCCCGAACGTAGATCCTCGGGATCGCCTCCTCGCACCAAGCACGCGAGCCGGCACGGAGGCTATCCAGGATGGCCCGTACATTGTCACGCATGGCCTCAAGGTACTCAGTCTTGTTGCCGCGAAGCAGGGCGCGGTTGATGGCGTCGAGTATCTCACGTTCGGCTTCCTCATAGAACCGAATTAACCTGTTGGCCTCAGCCTCGGTGAGTCTGGCGATCTCGTCGCGAGTCATCAGGCTTCACCTTCTTGACCGGCAGCGGGCTCCTCGGGGCTGGGCAACCTGATGTTCAGCCTCTCGAATCCCGCGGGCCTGTTGGCGGCTTGTTCTGCCTTAATCCGCTCAATTTCGGCCTGCAATGCTTCACTCTCGAG